ACCGGCCTCAACGCGTCACTGAACACGCTGCTGCCGATCAGCACCTACCAGTCGCTGGTCGACGCGCTGGCCAACGCGCTCGGACACAGCGGGAACAACCACACCTGGGCCGACATCGAGAGCTACTTCGGCATCATCCCGCCCACCAACGTCGGCGCGACGCTGGGCGGCACCACCCTTGCTGGAGACCTGACGGCGGTCAACAGCACCGCCACCACCGCCCAGAGCACGGCCACCACCGCCCAGACGACGGCGACGACCGCCAACACCAACGCCGCCCGCAAAGCCCAGAATGACACGATCCTGGGCGACTGGCTGCACACCACCTACCCGCTGGGCTCCTCGACCGACACCGCTGCGACTCTCGTCGGCGGCAAGCGCACCTGGTGGGGTGCCTGGAATGACAATCTGCTGCTGCTGGGTCAGATGCTGGGCATCACCCCTCCGACGGTCCCTGCCTCCGACGTCGGTACTGCTGTCACCACCGCCCAGAGTGCTGCCACCAGCGCGCAGACGACTGCGAATACAGCAAACAGCGCTGCGGGTGCCGCGCAGACCTCTGCGAACAACGCCAACACCGCTGCGGGCACTGCTCAGAGCGCCGCCAACACCGCCCAGACGACCGCAAACACCGCGCAAACCCGGGCGGCGCGCAAGGCCCAGAACGATCTCATCATCAACGACTGGCTTCACCAGACCTACCCGCTGGGTGCGGTCACCGACACCGCGTCGACGCTGGTAGGAGGCAAGCGCACTTGGTGGGGTGCATGGAACGACAACTTGCTTCTGCTCGGACAGATGTTGGGCATCGCAACCCCGACCGACCCGGCCTCCGACGTCAACGCCGCCATCAGCTCGGCGCAGAGCACTGCGAACACCGCCAACAGCGCTGCAGGCACCGCACAGAGCACTGCAAGCTCAGCGCAGACTGCTGCCACCACCGCGCAGACCGCTGCAGGGGCGGCCCAGACCACGGCTAACACCGCGCAGACCAACGCCGCGCGTAAAGCCCAGAACGACACCATCATTGGGGACTGGTTTCACACCACTTACCCGCTGGGTACCAGCGCGGATACGGCGGCCACTCTGGTCGGTGGAAAGCGCACCTGGTGGGGGGCGTGGAACGACAATCTCACGCTGCTCGGACAGATGCTGGGCATCGCCGCGCCCACGGTGCCGCCACCCGACATCAACACCTCGATCACTTCGGCTCAATCGACGGCGAACTCGGCCAGCACTGCGGCGGCAACCGCCCAGTCGGGAGTGAACGCGACCAACACCAACCTGTTCGGTTCGACGACCCCATCTTCGGTGATTCTGCAGGCCGCCGTCCCCACCGGCATCTCAGCAACCAAGATTGCCAACGTGCTGGGCGGCACCAATCTCGGCGCGGACGTCACGGCGGTCAACACTTCTGCAGGAAACGCACAGAGCGCTGCGACCACGGCGCAGACGACTGCCAATACCGCGCAGACGCGTGCGGCCCGCAAGGCTCAAAACGATCTGATCATCAATGACTGGCTGCACGCCACGTATCCGTTAGGCACCAGCAGCGACACCGCAGCGACCCTGGTCGGCGGCAAACGTACCTGGTGGGGTGCTTGGAACGATAATCTTGTCCTGCTTGGCCAGATGTTGGGAATCACTGCACCGACCGACCCGGCTTCCGATGTCGGCACGGCCATCTCGACTGCACAGACGGCGGCCAACACCGCGCAGAGCACCGCGTCTGGCGCGCAGACGGCTGCAAGCACCGCGCAGACGAACCTGTCTTCGACGCTGACGGCGCTGACGGGAAGCTCGGCGGTACCCACCTCCTCGACGCCGATCACTTCGCCGATCAACGCGGCCTCCCAGCTCCCGTCGGGCATTCCCGCGACCAAGGTCGCTGCCGTGCTCGGCGGCTCCAACCTCGGCGCTGACGTCTCTGCGGTCAATACCGCCACCGGTACCGCACAGACGGCTGCCAACACGGCTCAGACCACCGCGAACACCGCACAGACCCGGGCCTCCCGCAAAGCTCAGAACGACGTCATCGTTGCCGACTGGCTGCACCAGACTTATCCCCTGGGCAGCTCCACCGACACCGCCGCAACGCTGGTCGGCGGAAAGCGGACGTGGTGGGGAGCGTGGAACGACAACCTCGCACTCCTGGGCCAGATGCTGGGAATTGGTACCCCTACCGATCCGGCTTCTGACGTCGGTGCGGCGATCACCACGGCGCAGACGGCGGCCAACAGCGCATCGACGGCGGCGGGTACCGCACAGAGTGCCGCTAACGCCGCCCAGAGCGTCATCAACACCACCAACACCAACCTGTTTGGCTCAACCACTCCGGGCTCAGCCATCACCGTGGCCGGGGCCGTGGCTGCTGGCGCGCTGCCTAACATTCCCGCCGGTAGCGGGCCGGGTCAATCCAGCGATCTGCTGACCCACCTCAACGCCGTCGCCACCGCAGCCGGTGCGACCGCCGGAACGCCTCTCGACGCCGCGACGCAGGGTATGAACCTGATCACCAACACCCTGTCGGGGCTGTCAGCGCAGCTGCAGCAGAACGCAACTCAGCAGTCGGGAGCGAGCAACTCGGGCCAGTCGTTCTTCGTCTACTTCCCGGCCTACGCCAACTGGGCTGCGGTGCCGGTCAACACCACCTACGGCACTATCCCCGGCCAGGTCGGATCGCACGGCACGGGCCAATTCATCATCGATAGCAACGGGCACGCAGCCTGGAGTGCGGCCAACAACGGTGACGTATCCGGCATCGCCATCTATAACGGCGCGGGCGGCCAGGCTTATACCAACACTGACTACCAGAAGCTGCAGGCTAGTCTGGCAGGTCTACCTAACGGCGGCAATGCCAAGAACTTCTGTGTGGTGCGCGCCAACGCGATCACCAACCCTGGCGACTACGTCTATGGCGTGGTTTATCTCAACACCAGCTTCCAGCTGATCTGGGAGCTGGGCTGCTACATCGGTGGCACTCAGCACTTCTGGGGCAGTGGCACCGTGTCCACTATCAACCTGAACTTCACTATGATCGCCGGAGTCGGTAACGACCCCAACCGCTACCAGGGTTTTTCGGGAAGCACGCTGGTCTTTGACCACGTCAACTCGGCAAGCGATTCCGGCGGATTGTTCCCGGTAAACTCGTCACACCGGTACTGGGGATTCAGGTCCGACACCTACAACAACGGCCAAAACACACCAGCAGCGGCTTCTTATGTCGGTATAGCCGATAACCAACCCCCGACGATTCCCGGTTCCGGTGTTCGAATTTATCGAACCCAAACGTCGTCGGTCGGTCAGAACACTGGTCTCGATCTCGTTGAGACGTATTTCGGAGACGGGTCACACCCATTCTTCGATGCCGTTTCTGAGAAGAGTTCAGACATGACGGTGCTTGCCAATGTGCTAGTCGGCTCATTCGACAGTCGCACTAATGGCGGTGGCAACTCTGGTGTTCAGGTTGCTAATGCGGGTCGTTATAGCGTGACTACACGCGTTGATATCGGGGCTGCAAATACTAGCGCCGGAGCCGTTTCGATGTGCCCGGCACTTCTTCGTTTCAATAGCGCTGGAGCCCTTCAGGAAACGAAACTGATGCCTTCTCCCGCTTTCTTCGTCAATGGTTTCGGAGGTCAGTACAACACCGGATTCTTCGGCGGCAGCGCGGTGATCGGCTGCCAGGCCGGTGACATTCTGCAACTCGGCTACTGGTTAGATCCCGGCACAAGCAGCACCGGACGCAATGGCGCTGGCACGCTTTCCACCTTGCAATTCACTGGAGAGGCCAGCGGCGGTCACACTTACTTCGAGGTGGCGCTGGCCAACTGGAGCTTCAACTAGCCTGCCGTGAGGGCTGCGACCAGCCACAAGATGAGAGGAGGGCACCAATGAGCTACTCGCTGGCTGTTGCCGACGGCGACCTCGTGCAGCAGGGCTCCCAGCTCGCTCTGGTCTGGGGGCAGGACAAGCTGCTCCAGGACGTCGATCTGTGGCTGCGTGAGCGCTACGGCATCGACCGGTTCCACGTCACGATGGGCTCGGTGCTGCAAGACTTCATCGGCGGCATCGTCAGCGAGAGCACCCGCGCCGAGGTCCAGTCCGAGATCCTGCGGGTGCTGCAGAACTACCAGGCCGTGCAGCTGCGCAGGTTCAAGCAGAACCCGCAGATGCTCTCGGCCACCGAGCTGCTGATCTCGGTCGACGACGTACAGACCGTCGTCAGCTACGACACCGTCTCGGCGCTGATTAAGATGCGCAACGCTACCGGAGTCGTCTCCACGGTGGCTGTCAGTACCAGCACCACCGGTTAAGAGAGGCCAAAGTGGCAAAGACTCCTGACCAGATTTCGGCAGACATCCTGGCGAAACTGGCCATCACGATCCCCGGCTTGTCGTTCGAGCTGGGTACCCCCGAGCGCAAGATCATCGACGCCTGCGCCGAGTCGATCTCCGAGGCCTACGTCGACCAGTATCTGCTGGGCTCGCTGCTGGACATCGACACCAAAACCGGCCTTGAGCTGGAACAATTCGTTGGAATCTTTGGCTTTGGCCGACTTCAGGGACGCCAGGCCACCGGCGTGGTGCGCGTCGAGCTGACGACTGCCAACGCCCAGGACATCCCGATCCCGCTGGGCACCCAGTTCTACACCCGCAGCAATCTGCCGGGCACCATCACCCCGATCTACTTCTCCTCGACGCAGGCCGTCGTCATCCCGTCGGGCTCCTACGTGGCCGATGTGCCCATCCAGGCCACCACCGTTGGCGTCTCGGGCAACGTGCCGCCGGACTCGATCGTCTACCTCGGGTCGATCATCGGAGCCAGCTCGGTCACCAACCTGACCAGCCTCACCGGCGGTGTGGACACCGAGACCGACGACGAGCTGCGCCAGCGGTTCAAGGACACCTTCCTGCGCAACATCGCGGGCACCGCCGACTGGTATCTGGGGCTGGCCTTCCAGAACACCAACGTCTCCAAGGCCATCGTGTTCGGGCCCATCACCAAGTACGCCACTCAGGTCGCGGTCCCCTCGACGACGCTGAACCTGCCGGTCACCGAAGACGTCAAATACGCGTGGCCGGGCGGGGAGACGATCTTCCAGAATCTCGGCGCGAGCGATGAGACCTTCTACCGGCCCATCGACGACTACAACTTCACCGGCGGGGCCAACCCTCAGCTGGCCCGGGTGTCTTCGGGTGCGATGGTCGTCGCCGACATTATCGACGTCGAGTTCGAATACACCACCCGCTCCAGCCGCAACGACCCGATCAACGGCATCACCAACAAGGTCGACATGTTCGTCAACGGCCAGGACCCGTTCACCATCACCGAGCGCACCGTCCTGAGCGCCCAGACGCTGTCGAGCAACGCCGCCGACATGCTCTACACCGGCAATTTCGCCCGCGTCGGCGACAACGCCGGAAGCCCCAGTGCCACCAACCGGTTCATGCGGCTGGGTTCGGTGCCCATCATCAGCTTCCCTAGTTCGATCACCGTCGGCACCAGCAATTACCAGCAGGGCGTGCACTACTTCCTGCTGCGCGGCACCGCGCTGGAAGCCGGATCGGTGCGCGAGGTCGCCGGACTGGAGTGGACCGACGCCGGGCCCCCCAGCGACACCCCGCTGACGCTGACCTACATCTACAACCGGGTGCCTGAGGTGCTGGGCGCGGTCGTCAAGCAGGGCAAGCAGATCACCACCGATGTGCTCGTGCACCAGGCCAGCTATCTCTATCTGCAGCCGTGCTTTTCGATCGAGTACAACCGGGGGCTGGTGCTGTCCACGGTCAACAACGCCATCATCGACCGGCTGCAGACTTACTTCAACAGCCTGGGATTCGGTGCCTGGGTCGAGATGAGCGACATGATGCTGGCCG